TCAGGGCTAGACACCCGCGTACGCGAACTGTTGGCAGACGGCATCATGGACACCGACGCCATCTTCTTCAACCTCCGCGAAACAGAACAGTTCCGCACCCGCTTTACAGCCAACACCGCCCGCGAAAAAGCAGGACTCCCCGCCCTGGACCCAGCCACCTACATCGGGTTGGAACAGCAATACCGTTCAATCCTCGTCTCCAACCGGCTGCCACAAACCTTCTACGACCAGCCAGACGACTTCATGCGCCTCATCGAAAACGATGTATCCCCACAAGAGTTCCAAGCCCGCATTGACGAAGGGTTCGTCAAAGTCCGTGACGCCGACCCGCAGGTACTTGCCGCGCTCCGCCGCTTCTACCCTGAGGTTGGCAACAGTGAGGAAACCCTTGCCGCCTACTTCATTGACCCAGCCCGCGCCGAAACCGCCATCAAACGCCAAGTTCAAGCAGCCCGCATCGGTGCCCGCGCCGCAGAACAGGGCGGCCTCCAGATCGGTGCCGCGTCCGCCGAGGCGTTGGCTGCCCGCGGCATCAGCGAACAGGAAGCCCAGGCAGGGTTCACCCAGATGGCGCAACTTGGTGGCTTGTACACGGAGATGGCTGGCGAAGAAGCATTGACCGAGGAGCAGAAGGTTGGTGCCGCTTTTGGTTACGACGTTCAGGCTCAGGAAGCTTTGCGTCGTCGTCAACGTCAACGTGTCGCCCAGTTTGAAACTGGCGGCCAGTTCGCTCGCACCACCGGCGCAACCTCAGGCGCCATCGAAACAGGTTTGGGTCAAGCCCAATAGTCCCCCTTGACAACACCACCACCCACTGTGGTATGGTGACTACATCCCGTTAGGGATAACCGTTGGAGAATCCCCGACTTCAACGTGAAAACAAGGGTGAACTAAGCAGCCATCTCAATCCCTCCGGTTGAGGTGTGGGCAGAAGGAGTGGGCCATGTCAGATGTCAACGAGTTTGATGACGAGACGATGGATCAAGGTCAAGACCCAGTGCGGGCACACATGCGAAAACTTGAAAAAGAGTTGAAGCAGTCCAAGCAAGCACTAGCGGAAGCCGAAGCAGCCAAACGTGAACTGGCTTTTGTGAAGGCGGGAGTCCCTCTGGACAACCCCGTAGCAAAGTACTTCATCAAAGGTTACGACGGTGAGATCACCCCCGAGGCGATCCGTGCCGCAGCAGAGGAAGCAAACCTTGTAACACCCTCCCAGCAGGCCGCCGAAACAAAGGCGGAGCAGGAAGTTTGGAACAAGATTTCCCGAGCGCAACGTGCAGGCGAAACAAGTGAACCCGTTTCCGATTGGACGACCAAAATCAACAACGCTCGTAGCGCAGACGAAGTGATGCAAATCATGGCCCAGGCAAGGCAAGAAGCACAAAACATTTAGCCCGCAGGCCCCCGTGCCTGTCGGGGGAAAGCAAAACAGGTAATGACTAAGACTCAGACAAGCAGCCTGCTCACAGACCAGGTTGCATTTGATCGGATTGCGTACTTCGCACTCCGCAGCGAACTTTTGTTCGACGCGGCGGCAGACGTTATGCCGGTCGCACAGGCAATGCCAGGATCATCGGTCAAGTTCACGATCTTCAACGATCTTGCCGAAAAGACCAGCACTCTCGTTGAGGACACCGACGTTACGCCGGTCGTCATGGGCGACAGTCAGGTTGAAGTGACCCTGGAAGAGTACGGTAACGCCGTCAACACGACCGCCAAGCTGCGTGGAACTTCGTTCCTTGACGTGGACTCGGCAGCCGCCAACATCGTCGGCTACAACGCCGGCATCTCGGTGGACGGAGTTATCCGTGACGTGCTCGCCGGTGGAACGAACGTGGTGTACGGCTCGGGTGGCGCAAGCCTTCCGACGTCGCGTGCAACGGTCGGTTCGGATGACATCATCAAGGCCAACGACGTCCGCAAGATCGTCGCCGCGCTCCGCAAGGCCAGCGCTGTGTCGTTCAACGGCATGTACATGGGCTACATCCACCCCGACGTGTCGTACGATCTCCGTCGTGAGACGGGTGTTGCTTCGTGGCGTGACCCGCACGTGTACGTTGACACCGCCCAGATTTACAACGGCGAAGTCGGAGCCTTTGAAGGTGTGCGTTTCATTGAGACGCCGCGTGCGAAGATCTTCACCGACGCGTCGGACGGATCGGGTTCCAGCACGGGTTCCTCGGCAACGGTGGACGTCTACTGCACGCACATCATGGGCCGTCAGGCACTCGCAAAGGCGCACAGCATCACCGACGGCAACGGCGCGTTCCCGCGTGTCGTTCGCGGTCCGGTTGTTGACGCCCTCCAGCGCTTCCAGCCGGTCGGCTGGTACTGGCTCGGTGGCTACGCACGATTCCGCGAGGCTTCGCTGCGTCGCATTGAGTCGTCGTCGAGCATCGGCTCCAACTGAACTAACTAGTTCAGACAAATGATGGGGGCTGGGTCGAACCCCCTCGGCCCAGCCCCTTTGTCATGCTACGATTCATCCCGAGGTAACTGATGTCGATTTCTAACTACGCTGAGAACAAGCTGTTGGATGCGCTTCGCGCCCAGTCGTTTTCTGTTTCCAACACCTACATCAAGTTGCACACTGGTGATCCTGGTGAAGCGGGAACGAGCAATGCTGCAACGGAGACGACGCGTAAGGCTGTGACGTTCAATGCTGCTGCGTCGGGTTCGTTGGGTGCGTCGGCGACGGTTGAGTGGACGAACGTTGCCGCGACTGAGACGTACAGTCATTGGTCAATGTGGGATAACGAGACTGCCGGTAACTGTTTGTGGTACGGCGCTTTGTCGTCGTCTGCTTCTGTGACTGCTGGAGATACATTCCAGATCACCGCTCTCACCCTCAGCCTCGACTGAGTGAGGTAGCCGAATGGCTACTGGTGTAACCGACTTTACGTTCGGCTACACGGACACGCCTGGGTTCCGTGAGTTTGAAGAAGTCCCTGACTATTCGTATCGCAAGGTCATCCACTTTGCGTCTCCGTACAGGACAACCCAGGGGTTTTATCGCGGGCTAGTACCCGTTGAACGCGAAGCCACAGCCACAGGCACAGGTACACAGCAGGCGTCAGGTCTAGTTGTAGCGCCGCGTACGGCGACAGGTTCAGGGTCAAGTTCATCATCTACCACCACTGTGCTGGTGGCGATCCGTACAGCAATCGGCACCGGCACGAGTGCACAGACAGCGACTGGTGAACGCCAGGTTGAACGTACCGCTACCGCATCGGGGCAGGGGAACACGGCGGATAGTGCGACTGGGTTGCATATTGCGCCACGCACTGCCACTGGCTCAGGTCAGGGCACGTCATCTGAGACGCATGTGCGTATCCGTGCGTTCACTGCGTCTGCGCAGGGAACCAGTGCTGAGACTGCGACGGGGGAGCGGATCATCCCCCGCACAGCCACCGCGACAGGTTCCTCTGCGCAGACCGCTACAGGGCAAGCTACCCGTGCCCGTATCGCCACGTCAAGTGCTGTTGGCTCCCAGACCGCCACAGGGCTTCACACAGCGCCCAGAACCGCCACAGGTGTCGGTGTGGGGGGTCAGCAGGTTTCGTCGTTCTCAACGCAACCACGCACCGCTGACGGCCTATCCACCTCAGCCCAGGTTGCGGTCGGGGTGCGGGTCGTGCAACGGTCGGTCACCAACAGCGGGCTGGGGAGCCAAACGGTGCAGTCGGTCAAACTGTTGATCTTTCGCACACCTACCGACACGTTGGCTCCAGCCGACTGGCGTAACGGCGGGATCAGTCACCGGCTGTTCCGTTACGCACAACCCACTAACCGTGGCAAGAACGTGTACAAGCTCACGAACGGAACATTCACTGATGTGGATCAACGCAACCCTGACGTTATTTCACGGGTGTATTACGGTGGAACAATCAACTATGTCACCCAAGCAGAAAAGGATGATCTCATCGCTGCAGGGTACGGGGAGTATGTGACCTGATGGCAATCTTTCGTACGCCGACCGACAACTTTGTGCCACTCGCACTGCCACCAGATCAGGAGTCCACTGCTGAGGAACGTATGGCGTGGAACCTGTTTCGTCACTATCAGAACGATCCGCGTGGACGCAACGTGTTCAAACTCACGAACGGCATCATCACCGAGAACGAACCAAACGACAACACGACTATTGCCCGCACATACTTCGGCGGGTCAGATAACATTGTGAACGATCAAGAAGTAGCAGAACTTACAGCTGCGGGGTACGGCGCGTACATCAGCTGAGGGGGTTTATGAAACATCGAGAAACACATCCGAACCTGGACGTGGAAGGCTGCTTCGCTTGCCGTATCAGCCATGTGCGTATGTCGGGTGCCGCGATGCCCACCCGTCACAATGTTGCGGCGTTGAACGCGAAAGAGAAAGTGTTGGACAAAGACCTGGACGCTTACAAGCGCATCCGTAAAACGGGTGGTCAGCCAGACAAGATTGACGGTGCCGCCCGCCTGGAAAAGGTGGCGGATCATAAGGAGCAGCTGGGTCGCGGATGATGCTCACTATCTACATCCCCACCTACAAGCGTCACGAACTGCGTCAATGTCTGGAATCCATCGTCCCGCAACTCACCGACGACGTGGAACTATGGGTCAGCGATAACGATCCTGAACGTTCCGCACAAGTTGTGTGTGATGATTTCCCGCAAGTCAAATACCGCAGCAACCATCTGAACATCGGTGCGGACGGCAACTGTTTGCGTGGCATGGTCACCGGCAGAGGCGACTACGTGTGGGTTGTCGGCGACGATGACCTGCTGCTTCCTGGCGCGGTGGAGGCAACGCTCGGCATGTGCGACGGGGTGATCGACCGCATCATCCACGTCGGCAACGCTCATGGTGAGGCACCCTTCGGCTTTGAAGGCACGATGGCACAAATGATGGACCGCATCAACGACAAGTCGTTCATCGTCGCATCAACCTTGTGCACCATGAACGTGTGGCGACGCTCCGTCCTGGACCCCTACCTCGGTTTGACAGGGTTGGATACCCGCAACGTGTTGTGTTGGGCTGGCATGTACGCCACCAACATCGCGGTCCCCTACAAACCGTTCGTGGAGGTG